ATGTAGTCGATCAGTTGGGTATCGTCCCGCCCAGCGCCATCGCCACTATTGCCAGCCTCCACAGCTTCGGCGAAGTCCGACACGCCAGACCCAGCCAAGCCCGACACGGGGATACCGTTCATCAGCGAATCACGGATAGACCACAGTGACGCCTTCATGTCGTCGCCGTTCGCGACAACATATTCCAACAAGCCGCGATGCCGCTGGAGTTCGTCGTTCTGGAAGAACCCGACCGACTGGCGATAGTCGGCAAACAACAGCATGTGAGTGCGTGTGTTCTCTTCGATCGCATTATTGGTGCTCTCAGCCCGCTTGCGCCCGAAGTGCGAGAGAATCGCATCGGAGACAGACGCCCCGGCTGTGATTGCGCCGGTGACCATATTGAAGACACCGCCAGCGGCACCGCCGGAAGCAGCACCGCCGCCGCCGCCAAGAACACCGCCAAACGCCCCGCCGCCGCCCGAGCCGCCGCCGATTGCACTACCAAGCCCAGACACTTGGCCGCCAATGCCAAACAGCGCATCAGCGAGTTTCTTCAAGCCGCGCTCCACTAGATCATTGATCCAGTTCTTCAGCGGCGTCACGAACACGTCTAGGAAATCTTTCGCGATCCCCTTGAGTGTCTCCTTCCACTTACTGGGAGCGAATGCGCCCGAGAAAATCTTCCCGCCTATGTCCAGGTTTTCAGAAACCGTCTTGATTCCCTCAGCCCACGTCTCGAATGCAGTTTTGTTTTCCGCAATCGCCGTACCCATCGCCGTAAACGTCGTCGTCACGCCGGTGGACATCGTCTCGGTCGCCTCGATGCCGCCATCCCGCATCCGCTCAAACTCGCCGATGGTCGGGTCTACGATGTCATCGGGTACGATCGAGTTGCCTACCAGTTCGTTGCCAAGGTCTGAAAACTGCCCCAGGACTGCGTTTTTGAGCCCGACGATCGTGCCAACTACCGCATCGTAGCCGCCAGTGAAGACGCCAGTGATAGCAGTCCAGAACCCGCGTGCGATCGTGACCATCCCATCGCCAGCCGCTTGCCAGTCGCCCTTAAGTAGTCCAAGCGCAACCTCAAGCGAACCAGCAATCACGTCAAGCGCGCCTGAGATAATGCCAGAGATTGCCGTCCACGCCTCGCCGATAATGGACTTGATCGAAGTCCATACGACAGTCAAGCTCTCCTTGATTCCAGGCATCTTGAGCAGTTCGACAACGATGCCCATTGCGGTTTCAGCGATGTCGGATAGCTTTTTGAAGACCGGACCAGAGAACGTGACTAGCCCGTTCCATGCTGCCTTGATGTCCGACACGACAGCAGCGCCGACTTGGGTAGCCGTGGCTTTGATCGCAGCCCACGAAGCTTTCAAGTCGCCTACAACCGTATCGGTATCCGTACCGACGGCAATCACGGCAGCACTAACAGCGGCGAGCGCCGCAACCGACAAGCCGATAGGCCCTGTGGCAATAGCAGCGAAAGCTGCGCCCGCCGTTGCAACAGCGGGAGCGATGGCTGCGAATCCGCTAGCCATGCCGCCAAGCATCAGCAGGATAGGCCCAGCAGCGGCGACCACTCCAGCAATGACAGTGCCGATCTTGAGCAGCTCGGGCGATGTCTTGCCAATCTCACGAACGATGTCGGTAAACGCTACGACTAAGCCGGTAGCCCATTCAAGGATGCCCGATTCAGCAATAGCAATGGCGAGCCCTTCCGTCGCCGAGCCCAGCGCTTTCATCGCGCCCTCAAAGCCCTTCATGTTGGCGGCGGCCTGGACTGACGCCGCATCAGTGCCGGTTAACTTGGCAGTAAACTCATCGAAGCCCGAGCCGCCTGCCTCCACCAACGCCATTGCGGCGTCCTTGGCTTCCACACCGAATACTGCGATGGCTTGCGCGGTGCTAAGGTTAGCGTTCTTGAGCGAGTCCAGCACAGCGGGCAATCCGCGCACCTGAACATCCATATCGGACGCAGACAGGCCCACCGCCTTAAGCGCTTCCGCTGCCTTGCCGCTTGGTGCCGCTAGCGTGCCAAGAACCGCGCGCAAACGCTCGCCCGACGTGCTGCCGGCCATGCCCTTATTGGCAAGAATGCCGAGAGCAGCTGATGCTTGCTCAAAACTCAAGCCCGCGCTAGCAGCCGCCAAGCCGCCGAACTTCAAGCCCTGAGATAGCTGCTGGATATCAGTGGTCGAGGACGACGCCGTGGCAGCCATCGCGTTGGCCACGCGATCAACCTCCGACGCTTTCAATCCGAATTGCGCCATTGCGTTGGCGGCAATCCCGGAAGCCTCGCCAAGATCCAGCCCGCCAGCTGCCGCCAGTTGCAACGTGCCGCCGATGCCGGCCATCACCTGATCCGCTGTCAGTCCGGCCTGCGACAGCGCAATCATTCCCTCAGCCGCTTCGGATGCCGAAAACGCCGTGGTAGCGCCTAGCTCCTTTGCTCGATCCCTCAGCCCCGTGAACGTCTCGCCGGTAACACGCGAGATGCCTTGCATCTTGTTCATCGAGGCTTCGAACTGCCCCGCTGTGTACAACACGCCGACGCCAACCGCCGCGATCGGTGCTGTCAAGCTAGTCGTCAGGCTACTGCCCACCGACATCGCCTTATCCCCAAACGAAGACAGCTTCCCCGTAGCCGAGTTGATGCCAGCGTCTAGACCCTTAGTGTCCGCGCCGATCTTAACGATGAGTTCTTTGAGGGATGCCATTTAGCGCCGCCGTGTCGGCTTGAGGGATTGGAGGTTTTCGCGAGCGCGAGCCTTGGCCGTTTCGCGATCGCCTTCGCTGGCTTCGAGTTGGAAGTGAGCCATAAGCAGGGCAAAGTCTTCGACAGACATCGCCATGATTTCGGAGGGAGTTTTGTGGAAACGGACCCCGAGCGCTACGCAGTTCCGCAGCGTGGGGTCCGCCTCTAGTTTTTTACAGCGCCCTTGATGTCGGGAGTTGCCGCCGCCTGGAAGACGCGAAACAGCAAGCCCTGCGGAACGCTCTCGATGACATCGGAACGCGAGCCGTCGAACTTCTCGCCGGTCTCCCCATCGCGCCCGTACTCCAAGAAGACCTCGGCAAGCGCGTCAATGAAGGCGTTGGGGTCGCCGTCCTCGGCTTGCGACTCCTCGTGCATCTTGCTGTAGCGCCGCGATTCCGAGACGGGCATGTTGAGTACCCGGATCTTGGCTTCGCCGTACTCCAGCATCGTGCCGCCGGATTGGGCCTTGGCGAGGAACCGATCGAAGATGGGATTGCTTCGCTTTGCCATCGGTTTAGCTCTCGGCACGGGTCAAAGCGGAAGCGGCGACGCACGAGCACGACACCTTGGCTTGATCGCCAACAGCGCCCGCGATCGGCCCGTAGCTGGTAACCAGCGCGGTACCAGTCCACTTCGGATTCGTCGCACCAACGGTGGTGTTGACGGGGCGAACCTCAATGGCGGCTTCATTGCCGGTCAGCCCGTCGATGATCGCGTCAAGTTCGCTGGCCGCAAAGTCATTCAAGCACTCGAACTCAAGCGACCAAGTGCCTAGGCCAGCGCGGTTGATGCGCGTGCTGGAGCCCATCGCCGTCTTGTCAAGCGTCTCGATGCCGGTGTTGAGCGTCAGGCTCGTAACGTGGTCGGAAATCTCGGTACCCCCAAAGCTGAGGTACACATCGTTGTGCGTATAGATCGCCATAATTGGTTTTCTCCTTGGTTCCTTGCGGGCAAAGCTCCGCCATCCCGCTAAGTGCGGGTGTCTCTAACTTGTTGCTGTCGTTTTAGTTAGCCGTGCCAGCCGAAGCCAAACACAACCGCGAAATTGAAGGTAGGCGTGTCGGTGCCGCCGATGGTCCAGGCGACGCGCCAGTAGTCATCAGATCCAGCCGGCCCCGCCGTGGGTCCGATGAATTGCGCCCCAGCCGCTGCGGCTTGCGCGAAGGTCATGCGGGTGGTCGCCGACGTAAACGAACCGTTGTCGTCGCTCTCGATCGTTACGTCAAGCGTTGGGCTGGTGCCCGAGGCCGAGAAGATGTGGAGCGAAGCGTGCATGTTTTTGGTCGCCGCGATCGTCCCGAATTGGATGCCAGTCGATGCGCTGCTGGACGTGCGGGCCG